AGATTCTAATCCAAGATTACCACCATCAACATCTCCACCAGCAGTAAAGATAAGAGCATTGCTCTCATTTGTAGATTCGTTGTCTGTAATGGTAACTGTAGTAGCAACTGTTGCAACATCGGCTGTACCTGTAATATCACCAGTTATATCACCAACAAATGCAGTTGATGTAATACTTGTTGCGCCAGTGACCACACCAGCATCAATAACTATAGTTCCATCAAGGACAATCTGTTGGCCTCCTACTGGTGTAATAGTTAAGTCTGTACCAGCAGTACTTGTTATTGCATTACCGTTAATGTTAATATTATCTACTTGGAGTGCAGTCAATGTTCCTACTGAAGTGATATTTGTTTGGGCTGCCCCAGTAACAGTTGCGGCTGTACCAGATGCATTACCAGTTACATTACCAGTAAGAGGTCCAGCAAATGCGTCAGCTGTAACTGTTCCATCAAAGAAAGCATCTTTAAATTCTAAAGAAGCCGTACCTAAGTCAATATCATTATCCGTTACCGGAGCTAAAGCTCCATCTATTAATTTTATTTGGTCTGCGCCACCAGCTCTAAATATAATATTATTATCTGTTGCAAAATCTATATCATTGTCAGCATCTCTACCAACAACTAAAGCTGCATTTGTAAGAGATGTAATAGTTGATTGCGTAGTACCCATTACAAAGTCTAGTGTATTATCACCATCAACATATGAAACTGTAATACCTGTCTCTGTATTAGAACCAACCATCGCACCAACTGTGTCGGAGATTGTTTCTGCAAGTGTAGTTCCATTAACTGTAATAGCATCTGCTTCGAGTGTTCCATCAACATCAACATTGCCACTTATATCAAGTGTGGCTGAAGTAAGTGCGCCAGTAATAGTAATATTTCTACCGCCAGTGATATCTTTATCTGAATCTGTTATGATTGCTTTACTAGCAAGAACTGTACCAGCAGTAATACCATCTAGTGCTTCTAATTCTGCTTCTGTAAGAACCGCACTACCAACAGTAATTGAGGTTGCAGCAGTTAATGCACCAGCAGCTACAATTGTTCCTGATACATCAAGATTTCCATTAACGTCAATGGTTGTTGCGTTAATTTCTATTTCTGTATCAGCTACCAAATCCAATACGCCGTCTGCACTTTGTGAAATATGTGTTCCACTATCACCAAATTGTAACTGGTTAGTACTATTAAGAAGAACCCCAGTGTTGGCAACATGGGTTAGTGTAACATCTTGGCTACTACCAAAATTAACAACTGCACCACCAGCTAAGAACAAATCAGACCATTCCAAAGAATTTGCACCAAGGGCAGCACCACCAGATGATGTTGGAGAGATACTAGTTACAATCAAAGGTGCAGTTAAAGTCACCACTGTTGCAGTTGCACTGATACCACTAGTCAAAGACGATGCGTCTCCAATTAGAGTATAAATTTCTAAGAAGTTATTATTAACTTTATTAATAGCTACTCGTAAAGTATCGCCAGTGCCATCGTCTGCAGCCTGACCTATTCCAATTAATTGTTTTGCCATCTATATTCTCCTAATACTATTTATCATAAAAATATTGTTACTTATCCTGTAATATCAAGGATCACCAAATGGATTTGACTCACTGAAGTCCAATACTGTGTCATCTAACACATCAAACAATTCATTTTGTGCGGTCTTATCTACAACTCCATCACCAAGACTTGGAACATCTTCTGATATAATGTACTCATCTGCACCAGATTCAGATAAAATACTTTCACCGAATGAAGCAGGGTCTTGACCTGCACCAATTGATACAGCATCACTAGTAAGATTTGTTAAATCAGCAGTAAAGATAACCTTATCTACAGTTAATGATTGCCCAACAATTGATGCATTTTCAAGAGTTAGCTGGTAATCAGAACTTGAAGTTGATAGAGAATCTTCTATTGCATCAATTTCAGTAATACCTGTATCAAGAGTGTCTGAACCATAATCAAACAGGCGACATTTCATTTTATAAACTGGATTATTGTCCAACTGATGGAAAGGTTCATCATGATCTACAAAGTTAATCTTAAATAACTTTTTGAGTAACGGATGATAAATCGCATCACCCTCTAGAGGACGGTCAGCATCAGTTGCATCAGTTTCATTTATAATATAAAATATTTCTCCTGCTAGTTTAGATTCAGAAAGTGTACCAGCCTCCAATTGAATAGAACCAGAGGATGTTGAATCTGTTGCTGCTTCAATCTGTAGTTGTTTTGTTTTCTCTTGGAACCTTGTTTTACTTACAACAAAGGTTGCTTCACTTAAATTCTGTAAACCAAACTGAGACATCAATTCTTGTTCTCCAGCATAACCACCACCAGAATCTTCCATATACATTTCAATAAGAGACTGAGTATCAAATTTGGATAATGAATCTTCACCAAGAATTGTATCTTCTGCAACTAATGTGCGGTCAAGATAATATACATCATGACCGTGAATTTGAATTGCTTCTGCAATCAAGTTGGCATATAGTGATTGTTCAGTTGTGCCTATTTGTCCCGTGGTCATGAGTTTGCAATCCCCGCATCACCAAATGGATTTGACTCACTGAAGTCCAATACTGTGTCATCTAATCTATCAAACAATTCATTTTGTGCGGTCTTGTCTACAACACCATCACCAATATAATATTCTTCAGATATAAGGAAATCAGTGCCGCCAGTTTCAAGTAGGACACTTTCACCATACGAAGCAGGATCAGCGCCGGGTGCCGCTACTGTACTATCGATAGTTATAACACTAGAAGAAAGATCAATATCAATAAAATCTAAAGTTAATGCTTGGCCAAGGATTGATGAATTTTCAAGAGTAATCTGGTAATCAGAACTTGCAATTGATAGATCATCTGATATTGCATCAATTTCAGTAATACCTGTACTAAGTTCTTCAGAACCATAATCAAACAATCGACAACGCATTTTATATACTGGATTAGTATCTAACTGATGAAAAGGATTATCGTGATCTACAAAATCAATCTCAAACAATTTATTTAGCGTTGGATGATAAATTGCATCACCCTCTAAAGGACGATCAGCATCAGTCGCATCAGTTTCATTTGCAATATAGAATATTTCACTACTAGGAGTTGTGATTGTACCAGATTCTAACTGAATAGAGCCAGACGATGTTGAGTCTGTTGCTGCTTCAATCTGTATCTGTTTTGTTTTTTCTTGAAATTTTGTCTTACTTACAACGAAAGTTGCTTCACTAAGGTTCTGCAAGCCAAACTGGGACATAAGTTCTTGCTGTCCAGCAAAACCACCACCAGAGTCTTCCATATACATTTCAATGGAAGATTGTGTATTAAATTTAGATAATGAATCTTCACCAAGAACTGTATCTTCTGCAACTAATGTGCGGTCAAGATAAAACACAGAGTGTCCTCGATGATGAATAGCTTCTGAAACTAAATCAGCATATAGGGATTGCTCAGTTGCAATTGCAGCTACACCACTTGTATGGAAATGTTTATTAACCGCCATTAATTATCCTATCATATAATTAACTGGCAACTCAAAGGTAAGTTGAATTTGTTCTTCTAACTTATTAATCTCTTCCTGTGCTTGTGAATAGATAGTTTCACCATTCATAGTAACACCGCCCAGCATAGCAACACCACTGAACTTGGATAGGTTTGCACCCCACTGTTGCTTAATAAGAGCAGTTGCATATCTCTTTAGAAAAATATCATCATAGATATCTGTGAATGTGTTTGGGTCTATTTTGCGATAACATTCTGCAATGATATAGTCCTCACCAGCAACAAAGTCATTTGTCCAATCACCGTCAATGTAAAGACGATTTTGGTGTTGGTTAAATCGGATTGGTGTTTCACCAACAAGGATATGTTCTAGAAGGTCAAGATTATCCATGGCCATTTGATACTGAATGACAGAAGTAGAGGATAGATCATATAAGTCATTAAGACGCAACTGGTAACGAACATCAAACATGTTAGAACCACCGCCTGTACCTGTGAACGGCCAGACCTGTATCACGGAAACAACAGCAGAAGGCATTGGAATAAAATTACTACCCTCTAAAAATGTATCAGTAATAGTGCTGTCTACTGTATCAGTTCCCGTTGAGGTTATATTTGCTTTCCCTCTCGCAATATCTGCTTCGGTAATCAAATGTTTGAG